CTGGATTAAACGAAGCTAGAGACGGTAGCCAACCTGCAAAAGATTCATTAGTTGGATTGCAGAAATTAGCAGCAACAGCTTCTAATACAGCTACTAAGCATATACTTCAATCATTAATGTATATTACAATAAAGACAGCTGAGAATATTAGTTTAAGAGCTGCTGATATGATAGATTTTCCTTTAACTAAAAATGCTTTAATGAATTCTATTAGTAGTTTTAATGTAGATACATTAGAGCAAATAGAAAGATTAAACTTACATGAGTTTGGTATATTCTTAGACCTTGAACCAGAAGAAGAAGATAAACAAGCTTTAGAACAAAACATACAAATTGCTTTACAAACAGGTAGTATTGATTTAGAAGATGTAATAGATATAAGAGACATATCTAATATGAGGTTAGCTAATCAAATGCTTAAAATTAAACGTAAAAGAAAACAAGAAGCTGCTCAAAAACAAAATCTTGAAAATATACAAGCACAATCACAAGCTAGCGCTCAAGCAGCGGAACAAGCAGCTATGTCGGAAGTTCAGAAGCAACAGGCCTTAACTGAAACAAATTTACAATTTGAACAAGGTAAGTCTCAAATGAAGATTCAACAAATGCAAATGGAAGCTGATATTAAAAAACAGCTAATGGCGGAAGAGTTTAATTACAATATGCAATTGGCTCAAATAAGAGTTGAAGCGGAAAAAACTAAAGAGAAAGAAATAGAAGATCGAAAAGACGAAAGAACAAAAATACAAGCAACTCAACAATCAGAAATGATTTCGCAAAGACAAAACGATGAATTGCCTAAAGATTTTGAATCATCAGGAAATGACGTGCTTGGTGGTTTTGGGCTAGATAACTTCTAGCAATGTCAATATCAAATTATTTAATTATATTATATCATGGAAGAAGTAGCAAAACAAGAAGGTGAATTTTCTTTAAAAGGAAAAAACAAAAAACCTAAACAACTAAATAACGATGCTCCGGCTATAACAAAGGTTACTATTAAAGAACCAGGTTTAGAAGCTAAAGAAGATGTTACTAAAGTAGTAATACCTAGCGAGGAGTTAAAACCAAAAGAAGATGCCGTTCAAAAGCAAGAAACAGAGAGCACTGTGTTACGCACAGAACAACCCGAAGTGGGATTGCAAGAAGTGGGACAAGGAGACGAAGACACCTCTGGAAATGTTATTACCGAGTTCACGCCGTTACAAGAAGTAACTGAAGAAGAAGTTCAACAAGTAGCAAAGCAAGCCCAAGAAGCCGTAAGAGACGAAAAAGTATTAGGTAGAAAATTACCTGAAAACGTTGAAAAGCTAGTTAACTTCATGGAAGATACTGGCGGTACTGTAGAAGATTACGTTAGATTAAACGCTGACTATTCTACTGTTGATGAAACTCAGCTAGTAAAAGAATATTATAAAAAAACAAAACCTTATCTGGACTCTCAAGACATGGACATTATCTTAGAAGATTATGAATATGATGAAGACATAGATGATGATAGAGATATACGCAAAAAGAAAATTGCGTTTAAAGAAGAAGTTAATAAAGCTAGAAACTTTCTAGAGGAAACTAAGAGTAAGTATTACGACGAGATCAAGTTAAGACCAGGCGTAACTCAAGACCAACAGAAAGCTACTGACTTTTTTAGCCGATACAACGAAGAGCAAGAAGTAAATAACGCTAAACAAGAAAGATTTAGAAACGCAACTAAAAACGTTTTCAACGAAGAATTCAAAGGTTTTGATTTCAATGTAGGTGAAAAGAAATTTAGATACGGTGTTAAAAATCCTTCAAGTGTTGCCGAAGAACAATCAGACATTACTAATTTCATTGGGAAGTTCCTGAATAAAGAAGGAGAAATATCTGATCACAAAGGTTATCACAAAGCTTTATACGCTGCTAGAAACGCTGACACAATAGCTCAACACTTTTACGAACAGGGTAAAGCCGATTCAGTAAAAGATGTTATAGCTAAATCTAAAAACATTACAACAGAAGCAAGGAAGACATCCACTGGTTCAGAATTTGTAAACGGTTGGAAAGTAAAAGCGGTTAATAGTGGTACAGACTCTTCAAAACTGAGAATTAAAAAGAATAAATTTAACTAAAACAAACAATTATTATGGCTTTAAGTCCACAATTCGGATCAATTGTACCTTCGCAAGGACAACAGATCTTACAAAGTAATTACCTTCAATTTAACGGCGCAGGTGCCGGAGCAAATAACTTTGCACAACAATTTTTACCTGAAATTTATGAACAAGAAGTAGAGCGTTATGGAAACAGAACGTTATCTGGATTCTTACGTATGGTTGGAGCTGAAATGCCAATGACATCTGATCAAGTAATTTGGTCTGAGCAAAATAGATTACACATTTCTTATAACAATGTATTAACAGGAGCAGCTGGAGCAAACACGCTTACTATTCCCGTTGGTGTTGGTATTACAAATGTTGTTTCATTAAACGATACTATTGTGATTCTTGATCCTGCAACTGGACAAGAAGCTAAAGCTTTAGTAACTGCTTCGAATACAGCAACTGGTGTACTTACTGTATCTGCTTATGATGGTGCAGTTATTGCAACTACTTTTGGTGCAGCTAATGCTGGATTAAAAATCTTTGTATATGGTTCTGACTATGGAAAAGGTTCTCAAATTTTAACTAATACAGGTGTTGCTGGAGTTCAAGCTGCTAACACAAGAGTATCTGTTTCTCCTAACTTTACACAATATTCTAATTCACCAATCATCTTAAGATCTCAGTATACTATTTCTGGTTCTGATATGTCACAAATTGGATGGGTAGAAGTTGCAACTGAAGATGGAACATCTGGATACTTATGGTATTTAAAAGCTGAGTCTGAAACAAGATTACGTTTTGAAGATTACTTAGAGATGAGTATGGTAGAAGGTGAGTATAATCAAAATGCTGGTACTTTAGCTGCAAACCCTGGAACACAAGGTTTATTTTCTGCTATTCAAGCTCGTGGAAATGTAGAAGTAGGATTTACTGCTGCTGCTGGATTAGATGAGTTCGATGCTATCTTAAAGAATTTAGATACACAAGGAGCAATTGAAGAGAACATGTTATTCTTACAAAGACAAACGTCTTTAGATTTTGACGATATGTTAGCTGCAATTTCTGGTGGATTTGCTGGAGGAACTGCTTTTGGATTATTTGAGAACTCGGAAGAAATGGCTTTAAACTTAGGTTTTAGTGGTTTTAGACGTGGATCTTATGATTTCTATAAGACTGATTGGAAATACTTAAACGATGCTTCTACTCGTGGTGGAATCGTAGGAGTAAATTCTATTGAAGGAGTATTAGTACCTGCTGGAACATCTACAGTATATGATCAAATTTTAGGAACTAACATTAGAAGACCTTTCTTACACGTAAGATATAGAGCGTCTGCATCTGATGATAGAAGAATGAAATCTTGGTTAACTGGTTCTGCTGGAGGAGCTCAAACTTCAACATTAGATGCTATGGAAGTAAACTTCTTATCTGAAAGATGTTTAATTACACAAGCTGCTAACAACTTTGTATTATTCAAAGGAATCTAAAGATTCAAAATTAATGTAGTAATTACCCTCGATAAAGCATCGGGGGTATTTATTACCCTTATGTGACACTAGCTAGTATATATATATAGTAAGGGGCTATTGTCATACATTTAACATTTATATTATATTATATTATGGCTACTAAAAAAGTACCAGCAAAAAAAGTAGAGGTTGCACCTCAGCAAGTAAAAGCAGCACATGTAGAACCTGCTAAACCAAGTGAACCAATTTGGGAAATTAAAGATAGAATTTATTATTTAAGAGGTAATAAGAATCCTCTTACTCTAACAATACCATGTCGTCATACTAGAAAGCATTCATTGCTTTACTTTGATAGCAAGACTGGTAAACAAAGAGAAATAAGATACGCTACTAATCAAGCATCTCCGTTAGTAGATGAACAAAAAGGAGAATGTACATTAGGTCATATTCAGTTCGCTGATGGTGATTTAAAAGTACCAAAAGAAAAACAAAACTTACAAAAATTATTATCAATATTTCATCCTTTAAAAGGTAAAATATATGAAGAATTCAGTGCAGTTGAAGAAGCTGAAGATGATTTAGACGAGTTAGATTTACAAATCGATGCTTTAGTATTTGCTAGAGAAATGGAGATCGATCAAGCTGAAGCTATAATGAGAGTGGAGATAGGAAGCTCTGTTAATTCGATGAGTTCTAAAGAGCTTAGAAGAGACTTATTATTATTTGCTAAGAACAATGCTAGACTATTCATAGAGCTGGCTAATGATGAGAACGTGCATCTAAGGAACGTAGCTATTAAAGCAGCTGAAGCTGGAATTATAGCTCTTTCTCAAGATCAAAGAACGTTTACGTGGGGATCAAATGGAAGAAAACTAATGACAGTTCCTTTTGATGAAAATCCTTATTCTGCAATGGCTGCTTACTTTAAAACCGATGAAGGTGTAGAAGTTTTTAGGTCAGTAGAGAAAAACTTAAATTAACATGTAACAATAACCCTATAAGAGGTTGCAAAAAGTAGCCTCTTATAAAATTTAAAAAGAAGAAAATGGCAGGAAACATTAATATAAACTCAGTTTATACAGCTGTTCTAGTGGTATTAGAACAAGAAAAACGAGGCGTGCTAATGCCTGTTCAATTTAACAAAATAGCAACTCAGTGTCAGCAAGAAATTTTTACTGAATACTTTGATGAGCTTAATTTAATATTAAGACAAACTCAAACTAGTTTAGCCTATGCAGATAGATTAAACATGTTAGATGAAAAAATACAATTATTTAAAAGAGTTCTTGACATACCTATTGGTACTGGAGTTGATACTGGTGGTGTTACACTTGCTTTAGATAAAGTAGTTATTCCAGCAACGGTTCAAGAGCTAGGTACTATTTCTTTTAAAAAGAATGCAACTACTGCAGGTAGAGAGCTACAAAGAATTCAACCATTCGAAGTTTTTACAACTAACGAATCACCTTTAACAGCTCCAACAGAGTTTTACCCTGTGTATCTTTACGAAGCAGGTGTGTTACAGGTTTTCCCAACAGGATTATCAACAGGTCTTCAAAATAGTGCAACAGCAAAAAACTTACAGGTAAACTTTTTAGAATTTCCTTCAGATGTTAAGTGGGGATTCAAGATAGATCCAGAATTAGGTAACTACGTATACAATCCTTTAGATTCTGTGCAATTTACTTTACCTAAATCCGATCAACCTTTATTAGTTTCAAAAATATTAGGCTACGCAGGTGTTATGACTAAAGACCAATTTGCAATGTCTATAGCTAATCAAAAAGAACAACAAATAACCGCTAACTCTAATAAATAAAAAATGGCAACTACAACACTAACAAGCGCATTTATATCTATAAATGACGTTATAAATAACTTTCTTATAGCGTATACAGGTCCAGGTAAAATGATACCTGATGCTAAAAGAACAGAAGTAATATTTCACGCAAGAAGATGCTTGCAAGAATTTGCTTACGATACGTTAAAAGCTCAATTTAGCGAGGATTTTAACTTGACTAACAGCGCTGTCGCAGGCACTGGTCAAAGCAAAAACCCTTTTTCACAACCAAAAGATAATGTTTCTCTTATAAGTATAAAAAGAAGTACCGCAGCAGGAGGAACTGTAGCTACTGTTTTAATGACAGAAGTGGCAACCGCTGCATTGGTTACAACTAATGATGAATATTTTGTTGATTACGCAGCAAAAACAGTTTTGTTTAACGCAGCGCTAGCCGCTGTTGCTAATGGATTTTTTATATCTTATGTATACTTGTCTAACGCATTGACAACAGATGAAAATGCAGCTATTCCAAAACTAGCAGAAGAAGCTTTATACGCTTGTATGATTTATTCTATCATGGCTAACAGAGATAATCCAGATCCAAATGTATTACAAAGATTATTGATATCAAAAATAGCTTTATTAGACTTATCAAAGTCAAGATTAGTTTTTACAAACTTTACCTAAAATCAAATAAAAGATGGCAATAAACGTAAACACAGTTTATAGTACCGTGTTGTTGTTATTAAATCAGGAGCAAAGGGGTTATATGACCCCTACTGAATTTAATAGTATTGCTACTCAAGTACAATTAGAGATATTTGAAAAGTATTCGCAAGATCTTAACCAACAACTTAGAGTAGAACAGACAGATGCGGACTATGCTAATAGAATAGCAAGCATAACAGAAAAGATGGCTGTATTTAAAACACTAGGCTATGGGGTTTATAATTCAGATGCAGGCGGATCTCCAGCAAGGCCTTACTTTACCGTACCTAGTAATTTATATAAAATAGGTACGGTAGCATGGAATGCCAACAATGCTGTCTTCCCCGCGGAAGTAGAAGAGCTTACAGCGAATGCTTTTTACAATATACAAAAATCAGATTTAACCACACCTACACAGACTTACCCTGTATATTTAAACGAAGGAAATAAATTATTTGTTGCGCCAAGCACGATAGCCGCGCCGGCAATGCCTTCATTAATAAATCTTGAAATTAATTATTTACGAGTTCCAGTTTCTCCTAAATGGAATTTTACAGTTGGAGGCTTAGGTCAATATCTTTTTGTAGAGCCTACAGCGGCTAATAATCCTTCAATTAATTTTGAGTTAATGCCGTCTGAGCAAACAACGGTTATATTAAAAATATTATTTTATGCTGGCTTAGTAATAGAAGATCCTACTGTAATACAAGTAGCTGCTCAACAGGTTCAATCACAAGAAGTAAATAAAAAATCTTAATAAATGGGACTTATAACAGAAACTAATGAACAGTATTACGCAGGTTCTCAAAGTTTTTTAGCGCAAACGGCTTTAGCTGGGCAACAATTTACAACTACTTTTGACACTGTTTTAGCTTTTGGAAGTTTTAATCCAGCGGATGTAAATTATGCTTTAAACAATTTTAAACTATATACGGCAGCGGCGGGCGTTGCAACCTATACAGAGTATACTGATGCTTTTACTGTAATAGGTGACATTATAACTATAACAGCAGCTTTACCTTTAAACACTAGTGTTGTAGTTCAATTAAAAAGACTAGACGGAGGTAGCTATGGTGATAGAGATGCTGTTGGGCAAGCTGTTGAAGAAAACTATAATAGCTATGCTTACATAACGTTAAATGATATTATCAATAACTTTTTAGTAGCTTACGTAGGAGATGGAAAACTAATACCAAACGTTAATAGAACTGACATAATGTTTCATGCTAAAAGATGCTTGCAAGAGTTTAGCTATGATACACTGCAAAGTACCAGATCTCAAGAATTAAACATACCACCTAGTCTTAGT